GAATAATCTGTTTATTAGTCTTGGGAAGACTTAAAAAGCACCCTGGTGGAGTCAATATGACCCCCTTAGGTTTCTTGCTTCCTTAAAGAGCAAGTGGTGCGGATGGGACTCTCTCCCGCCTGGTTTCCAATTTCCAGTTAAAGAGTTGGTGGCGAGCCTGAGTTACATAAGAGGAGTTGCATAAACTCCTCTTTTTTTGTATAATAATAAAAAATTTCTCTATATGAAAATCGGTTTTAATTGTAGTTGTTTTGATCTTTTTCATGCTGGGCATGTGACGATGCTTAAGATAGAAAAGGAAATGTGTGATTACTTGAAGGTAGCACTTCAAGTTGATCCAACAGTAGATAGACCTGGTTTAAAAAACAAACCAGTACAATCCATCTATGAAAGATATGCTCAAGTACAGGCATGTAAATACGTTGATGAGATACTTGTCTATGATACAGAAGCAGATCTTCTCAATCTTATTAAAACTCAAACTTTTCATATTCGATTTTTAAGTGAAGAATATAGAGATGTTGAGGTTACAGGAAAACAATACTGTATTGATAATGGTATAGAGATTCATTATCATATGAGGAGACATCAATACTCCACTACAGAACTTCGTAATAGAGTTTACGATCTTGAGAATGAAAAAAGAGAAGAAAAAAACATTAAAGACATTAAGCAATATTCCCCAGAACTTTTAGAAAAATATGGACAAAAATGATTGATACAATGAATACAAAATCTAAAGTATTAGTTGCTGGTGCTAACGGGATGGTTGGTAGAGCACTTGTAAGAAATCTTGAGGCAAAGGGATTTATTAACATCATCAAAGGAACCAGAGATGATGTTGACTTTACAAATCAAGATGAAGTTGAACGCTATTTCTGTTCTGAAGAACCAGAATATGTATTTCTTGCTGCTGCTAAAGCGGGCGGAATTATGGCAAATAAAACATACCCCGCTAATTTCATATATGATAACTTGATGATTCAATCAAATATCATCAACACATCTTATAAATTTGGAGTAAAGAAACTTCTTTTTCTTGGTTCTTCTTGCATTTATCCGAAGTATCCAAATATTCCAATTACTGAAGACCAACTTCTTGCTGGACCTTTGGAAACGACAAATGATTCCTATGCAATTGCAAAGATTGCTGGAATTAAAATGTGCCAAGCATATCGCAAACAATATGGATTCAATGCAATCTCATTAATGCCAACAAATCTTTATGGACCTTATGACAATTTTAATATAGAAACTTCGCATGTTCTTCCTGCAATGCTCGCAAAGTTTCATGCTGCTCTTGACCATAGTAAATACTGGGAGGTAAAACTGTGGGGTAATGGTTCAGCAATGCGTGAGTTTCTGCACGTTGATGACCTCGCAGAAGCATGTTACATTTGTATGCAAAACTATGAAGGAGAAGAGCACCTCAATGTTGGTACAGGTGAAGACGTTAGAATATGGGAACTTGCAAATATTATTGCTGATGTTGTTGGTTATGATCGTCATATTAACTGGGATTTCACTAAACCAAATGGCACTCCTCGTAAAGTTTTGAATGTTGATAAAATTAAATCGCTTGGGTGGCAACCACAGATTGAACTTCATAGCGGAATTGTTCAAACGTATGAGTGGTACAAGAAAAATTTGCTCTAATGTGGTATAATATATACTAGGAGATTATTGATTTGTTTATGACTCAATATAGAAAAACAGCACTTGTCCTTGGTGCTGGTGGTTTCATTGGAAGTCACATGGTTAAACGACTAAAGAAGGAAGGATATTGGGTACGTGGAGTAGATGTAAAAATTCCCGAACACTCCAAAACTGAAGCAGATGAATTTATTCTTGGTGATTTAACTGATCAACTTCTTTCCGATAAAGTTGTTCAGTTCAGGGGATATGTAAATAATTTTTATAAGTTTATTCCTAATAACTTTATTGATACTTTTGATGAGATTTACCAGTTTGCTGCTGACATGGGCGGTGCTGGATATATCTTTACTGGAGACCATGATGCAGATGTGATGAATAATTCTGCATCAATCAATCTCAATATTCTTCGCTCACTCAAAAATTTGAATGAGATGAAAGGAGTAAATAAGACAACTATTTTCTTCTCTTCATCTGCTTGTATGTACCCAGAGCACATTCAGATGGACCCAGAGAACCCTGGTCTCAAAGAAGACGATGCTTACCCTGCTGGACCTGATAGTGAATATGGATGGGAAAAACTCTTCTCCGAACGACTGTATTTTGCCTATAATCGTAATTATGGTATTCCAGTTAGGGTTGCTCGTTACCACAATATTTTCGGTCCCGAAGGAACCTGGAGAGGCGGTAAGGAAAAGTCACCAGCAGCAATCTGCCGTAAGGTAGCGGAACTTTCTGCTGAAGGTGGTGAGATTGAAATTTGGGGAGATGGAGAGCAGACACGCTCATTCCTTTTTATTGATGAGTGTGTGGAAGCAACTTATCGTCTTGTTCAATCTGACTTTATGGGACCAGTTAATATTGGTTCTGAGGAGATGGTGACAATCAATCAACTTGCAGACCTTGCTGCGAAGGTTGGTGGTAAGACGATTACTAAAAAACATATTGATGGTCCTCTGGGTGTTCGCGGCCGCAATTCAAATAATGATCTAATTCGTGAAAAACTCCAGTGGGATTATTCTATGCCACTTGAGGAAGGCATCGCAAGAACTTATGATTGGATCAATTCACAAATAGAAAAAGAAAACTATATTCCTTTCTACCATCCAGTTTGATATGAAAATTACAGTATTAGGTTCGAGTGGGCAAATCGGTGCCTATCTCGTAGAGTATCTTCGTAATAAAAGACATCAAGTTCATGAATTTGATTTGGCAAACACTTCAGATGAAGATATGACGACAATTCCAAATCCACTTTTAGAAGAGAGAATTGCTGATTCTGATTTTGTATTTTTTCTGGCATTTGATGTAGGTGGATCACGATACTTAAAAAAATATCAACACACCTTTCAGTTCATCAACAACAATTGCCGTCTGATGGCAAATGCATTTACTCTTCTACAAAAATATAATGTGAGATTTGTTTTTGCGTCATCTCAAATGAGTAATATGGGTTATTCTCCATATGGAGTTTTAAAAAATGTTGGAGAGCTTTACACCAAATCTTTGAACGGATTGATTGTTAAATTTTGGAATGTCTATGGTATTGAGAAAGACCACGAAAAGGCACATGTCATCACAGACTTTATCCGTAAGGGGTTTGAGACTGGTGTAATTGATATGCTTACTGATGGTGAAGAGCAACGTGATTTTCTTTATGCTGAAGATTGCTGTGAAGCACTTGAAACGGTAATGGAAAATTTTACTGACTTTACCTCAGAAGATAATCTTCATATCACTAGTTTTTATTATACAAAAATCAAAGATATTGCTAGTATGATTTGTGGTCAATTTGCCTTGAATGGAAAGTATGATATTGTTCTTCAATTTTCAGAAGAGAAGGATTCGGTTCAGTTAGATAAAAGAAATCTGGCAGATACTTTTATCACTAAATGGTGGATGCCCAAAACAACTATTCAAGAGGGTATTTCTAAAGTTTTCGATTCTATGAGGAAAGAATATGAAGGTAATTGATGTATTCCCATTTTTTAATGAACTGGATATTCTTGAAATTAGATTGAATATTCTTGATCCTTATGTTGACTGCTTCATTTTAAGTGAGGCAACAAAAACATTTTCTGGTCTTGATAAACCACTTTACTATCAAGAAAATAAAGATAGGTTTGAAAAATTTAATCATAAGATTATTCATAACATCGTTGAAGACACTACACCACCAGAACTTCATCCATATCAAAGAGATGTTTTTCAAAAGGATAATATTAAGAAAGTTATTCTTGAAAATATATCTGAGGATGATGTGATTATTTGGAGTGATATTGATGAAGTACCAAATCCAGAAGCAGTCGCTGATTTAGAAACTTACTTTGAGCAGGATGCAATTTTTCATTTTGCTCAAGAAAATTGCATGGGATACTTGAATCTTGTTGAAATTGGTGGTATAATTCGTGCTATGACTCCTGACTGGGACTATGACGATAGACCCAAATGGCTTGGGACAAAGGTATTCGGAAAGTCTATTCTTGAAAAATATACTTTGTCTGAACTTCGTAGTAAACAAGAAAATGAAAAAAATTATAGAATTTTTCCTGGCGGGTGGCACTGGAGTTATGTTGGAAGTGAAGGACTCTCTGTTGAGGAAAGAGTGTTGAAGAAGATTGAGTGTGCTGCTCACTCAGAATTAAATAACGATCAAATTAAACAGAATGTTGCCAGAGTTAAAGATAATAAAGATCCTTTAGGAAGGGATTATGCAGTTTATCAAACCGTCCCCGTGGATAATTCTTATCCACAATATATTCGTAATAACAAAGAAAAGTTTGCTAGTCTAATTAAATGATTGTATCTGAACTTTATAGTGGTTCTGGTCTGGGGAACCAACTCTGGAATCTTGTAGTCCCAAGAATCGTGGCAGAACGCCATGGGTATGAGTGGGGAGTTAAAAAATCAAACCCATTTAAGGCTTGTGCCTTCATGACTAATTTTAATTTTGGAAAAGAGGTTATTGGAGGAACTGGACCTGAGGGTGGACCTCCTGTTGAATTACCAGAGGGAATTGTAAATTATTACAAAGAACGCGATGAGAGATATCCATCACACATGGGTGGAGAGGAAGTTATGTTCTTTGATGAATACCTTTGGAGTAGTCTCTCTGATAACACCAAAATTGATGGGTGTTTTCAAAAAATGAGTTACATCACAGAAAGACGTGATGATATTATTAAGTGGTTAGATTATGATAATAAAGTCATTGATTATTCTTCTGATGATGTCTGTGTTATTCAGTTTCGTGGAGGTGATTATTTAACGGGAGCATCATGGCTTCCCCCAGAATATTATCAAAATGCAGCAAAGCACATGTTAGATAAAAATCCTAACATGAAGTTTGTTTGTCTTACTGATGATCCAGAACATGCAAAACAATTTATTCCATTTGCAGAAGTTGTTGGATCTGCAGTGATGGAAGAAAAAGATCCATATCAAGGTAGTATCGGGTGGTATAAGTATCCAGGTGGTCCGATTGGAATTGATTATTCAATTCTTAATACTGCTAAAAATGCTATTATTTCTGCATCCACTTTTGCGTTTTGGCCTGTTTGGACAAATAAGGATTGTGATGTAATCGCACCTAAGTATTGGTTTGATTGGAAAAATTCAAGTGGCTGGTGGAGACCCGATGAGTCCATTGTTGATGAGTGGTATTGGTTAGACCGTGAAGGTGATTTGATGACTGGAACGGAGTGTAAGAAAGAATATGCGATGTACAAAGAAACTAAAGAATTTTATAGGAGTAAGTGATGAGCAAAGTTAAAATCTATACCTATACCCACAATCGCCCAGATTTTATTAAACTTCAGTATGAAGCAATCAAACGTCATGTTAAAGATGACTATGAGTTTATTATTTTCAACAATGAGCGTCCTGGAGGTGATGGCGGATTCGATGAATCAAAGATTGGTGAAATCAGTGCGATTTGTGATCAGATTGGAGTAAAGTGTATTCGGGTAGAACTTGATCCAGAACTTCAATATCTTAATGAAGTAAAGATGTTTGATGGTAATAGTTATACGAATGGAAATAATGCATGTGCATATTCTTTTACCTGGGGGTGGAAAAATTACATCTCAAAGGGTGATTGCCTCTCTGTAATTCTTGATTCTGATATGTTTTTTATCAGAGATATTAATTTGAACGATGAGATGAAGGATCATAACTTTGCTTTTGTTCCATCTTATCGTTATCATGAGCAATATAAAAGTCCAGAGAATCCTGGTAAAATTGCTCTTAAATATGCTTGGAATGGCATTGTCTTTGCAAAACCACATGAACTTCCTAATCCAGAGGAGATTAGTTGGGGTTGTGGCATTATCAATGGCATTGCGACTGATGTTGGTGGGGAGGTTTACTTCTATCTCGAAAAGTATAAAGATCAAATTAAAGAACGTTACATTGACCAGTGGGGTGTTCTTGTTGATGCTAATCCACCATATGAAATCAACTATAGTGGATGTGGTCAAATGTTTGCTGACTTTGAAGAAGGTGAAGTGGAGATTCGTGACTATCAGGAATCAAATCTTCGCACTTTTCCTCATCAAATTGAAAGAGAGAATTACTGGGAATATGCTTATAAAAATTTTGATACAATTATGCGAGTTGCAAGAGAAAATAATTTTCCTAAACCAACCTTTGTTGATATGTTAAAGTTTGAAACCGACGAAAATCTTCTTCAAGATGCTTTTGTCTTTCATTATAAGAATGCAAGCAATACACTTCCTTGGATGAAGGGAGATATTGGGGTGCAGTACAATCAAATCAAAACTCAAGCACTACAAAATTTATTGAATCAATTTCAATTTCAAAAAAGAATCTTAGGAGAGTAAAATGGCAATTAATCACGGACAAATTAAACAACTGATTGGTGAAAAAAATGAAATCACAATTTTTGAAATTGGTTGTGCCGATGGTAGAGACACTAGACATTTTCTCAATACCTTTGGTGAAAATTTAAAACTTTATACATTTGACCCAGAGCCTGTTAATATTAAAGCACTGACTGTTCTCGGAACTAAAAATTGTGTAGATGAATTAAACGACGATATTATTCAGGATACGAGAAATAATTTCTATCCATATGCAATGTGTGATGAAGATAAAAATATCACCTTTAAGCGTTCAAGAACTCTAGGTTGTCCTGGTGAGGGCTATGAAGTTGGTAGATACTCTGGATCTATTCATGAACCAGTAAATCAGGCATCGATGTATACCGGTATTGTTTTTGATCAAACGGTAGAATCGCAGGGTAGAAGTTTGGATTCTTTTTGTAAAGAACATTCTATTAATCATATCGACTTTATTTGGATGGACACTCAAGGTGCGGAGAGAGAAGTTCTTGCTGGTATGAAAGATAACTATGTCAATATTGACTACATTTATACTGAATATTATAATGAGGAAATGTATAAAGACCAGATTTATCTTGATGGTATTATTGATGTGCTTTCCGAACACTTTGATTTACTCGCTACTTTTCCATTCGTAGATTGTCAGGGAGGCGATGCTTTATTCAAGAACAAAAGAATTCCATGATTAGTGTTTATGGCGCTTCTGGATTTGTGGGTGATAGATTTTGTAATCTCTATCCACAGTTTATCGTAAGGCAAGAAAGAGAAGAAAGAAAACCAAAGACAAAAAATATTCTTTATTTAATTTCCACAATAGATAATTACAATATTCACTCCAATATCACATTAGATGTTGAAACTAACCTCAAAGTTCTTTGTGAAGTTTTGGATTTTTGTAGAGATTCTGATATTGTCTTCAATTTTATCAGTTCTTGGTTCGTATACGGGGAAACTGAATTACCAGCAAAAGAAGAATACCACTGCAAACCAACAGGGTTCTATTCCATCACAAAAAAAGCAGCAGAGGATTTACTGATTTCTTTTTGCAGAACATATGGTGTTAGATATCGTATTCTTCGATTATGTAATGTGATGGGCAACGGTGATGGAAAGGTATCTGCCAAAAAGAATGCTTTGAGTTATATGATTAATCTTCTCAAAAAAGATGAAGATGTTTATTTGTATGATAATGGAACTCCAATTCGTGATGTAATGCACGTAGATGATGTATGCAGAGCAATAAAACTTATCTGTGACGAAGGAAATATAAATGAAATTTATAATGTGGGGAGTGGACAACCAATCAGTATTGGTGATATAATTGGTAAAGCAAAAGAATATCTTGGGTCTAATTCAATTATAAAATATAAAGAGGCACCAGAATTTCACAAGATAGTTCAAGCAAAAGATTTTTGTCTTGATACTTCAAGGTTAAATCAACTTGGATTTAAACAATCAATTTCTATAGACAAAATAATTGAAGAATTATGTATCAGTTAATTGACCATTTTATTGAGTCCGCAAAAGAAATAGATAGTGATATCTTTCCGTTTATTGCTAATAAAGACTGGGTAGAGGGTAAACCCGTTTATTATTCTGGACCTTACTGGGATGATCTTGAGGCGAGAGAACTTATTCATTCAGTTTTGAAAGGAAAGTGGCTTTCCTCTGGAGAAAAGGTTAATAAGTTTGAGCGTGAGTTTTCTAAAAAGTTTGGATTTAAATATTCAGTAATGGTGAACTCTGGAAGTTCTGCTAATTTAGTCATGTTTGCTGCTCTTAAAAAATATTTTGGATGGCAAGATGGCGATGAAATCATTGTTTGTGCGTGTGGATTTGCCACTACTGTAGCTCCAATTGTTCAGTGTGGTCTTAAACCAGTCTTCGTAGATATTGGGTGGGAGGATTTGAATTGGAATCTGGATGAAGTTGCTAGAAAAATCACAAATAAAACAAGAGCAGTTATTTCTTCTCCTGTTTTGGGGAATCCTTATGACATTGATAAGATTGTTGATATCTGTAAAACAAATAACATTCATTTGATTGCTGATAACTGCGATAGTCTTGGTAGTAAGTGGAAAGGTGAATATCTTACTAAACATGCTATTGCTGCTTCTTGTTCTTTCTATCCCGCACATCACATTTGTACAATCGAAGGTGGAATGGTATCTTCTAATGAGAAAGGTATTGTTGACCTTGCTCGTAGTTTTGCTTGGTGGGGTAGAGGTTGTTATTGCGTAGGGCAACAGAACCTTCTTTCTAATGGAGTTTGTGGGAAAAGATTTGATACTTGGTTGGAACACTATGATGATGTGGTTGATCACAAATATGTTTTTTCTAATATGGGATACAATCTAAAACCACTGGATTTGCAGGGGTCTGTTGGATCTGTTCAACTACTTAAGTTTGATGAAATTCATCAAATTCGTAGGGAAAATAAAACAAAAATTCAAGATATTATTGAAAAAATTCCTGGAACAAGAGTTGTAAATGAAAGAGTTGAATCTGAAACAAGTTGGTTTGGTGTACCTATCGTTTGTGAGGATAAGACACTAAAGAGATCTCTTGTTGCATATCTTGAGGAAAATAAAATTCAAACGAGAAACTATTTTGCAGGGAACATTTTACTTCATCCTGGATACAGTCACTTGGATGATGCCACTAAATATCCTAAAGCAAACCAAGTTCTTGACAAAGTGTTTTTCCTTGGATGTTCACCAACGATCAATCAAAAAATGATTGATTATATCGAAAAAACTATTCATTCTTTTATCGATGCTTGATTTATCTAGAGTAACTCTTATTGCTATTGACAACACAACCAGAGTGAGTGGCACTATTAAAGCAATTTACACCTGTATTGAGCAAGCAAAATTCGGTTCAGTAAAACTTATTACCTCAAAGGAAATTAAAGAACAATATAAAAATACTTTACAGCAAGATAATATTGTTGTGGAGGAAATGATTTATCCTATTACTGAAATTAATGAATACAGTAAATATGTCTTGTATGACCTCTACAAGCATATTGATAAAGATTACTGTCTACTAATACAAGACCATGCTTTTATTGTTAATCCAGAGGCATGGTCTGATGAGTTTTATGAATATGATTATATTGGTGCTCCTTGGCCTCATCAAGAAAATTCTTATTTAACTCCATTTGGTGAACACATTAGAGTTGGAAATGGTGGATTCTCTTTTAGAAGCAAAAAACTTCTTGAAGTTCCTTTGAAAAGAGAAATACCTTTTGATTGTACTACTGGTGATTTTTATAAACACTTTAATGCGAATAATTTTGCTGAAGATGGGAATATTTGTGTACACAATAGACACATGTTTATTGAAGAAGGATGCAAGTTTCCTTCAGTTGAAGTAGCAGCAAGGTTTTCATATGAAACCGCAGTTCCAGAAAATCAAGGATTAACTCCATTTGGTTTTCATTTTAATCTTCCTCCCACAATTGTAATAGAGGAGTAATTAATTATGATAGGTTATAATAGACTCGGTTCTAACGGCCGTCTTGGAAATCAAATGTTCCAATATGCTGCCCTTCGTGGTATTGCAGCACAGCATGGATATGATTGGGTTGTTCCATCCCCAGAAGGTTCACATCAAACTAACTATGGACTTTTTGATTGTTTTGAAATGAATGGAGTTGGTGAAAAGAACTTCGGATTTGTTCCTTCTAATTATCCAACTTATAAGGCAAGCACGGGTGCATTTGATGAGGGATTCTTTAACTCTTGCCCCGATAACTGTAATCTTGAGGATTACTTCCAAACAGAGAAGTATTTTTCTCACATTAAAGGAGAAATCAAAAAAGATTTTACTTTTAAGTCAGAGCATTTAGAACTTTGTAAGAATTTTATTTCTGAAATTGGTGAAGTTATTTTCTTACATGTTCGTAGAGGTGATTATGTAAACCTCCAATATTATCATCCTGTATGTGAACTTGAGTATTATGAGCGAGCACTAGAAAAATTTGATAAGGATATCCCTGTTCTTGTATTTTCTGATGATATTGCATGGTGTTCTAAGCAAGAAATTTTTAGACCAGATAGATTCCTTCTTTCTGAAAACAATGAACGATATGCCCATGTTCATCTTGACGCTGATGGTCAGATGAGGCACTCTTTGATTCCTTATATTGATCTTTGCCTAATGTCTCTTTGTTCTGGTGGAATTATTGCTAATAGTTCTATGAGTTGGTGGGGAGCATGGTTAATCGAAAACCCAACTCAACCAATTGTTGCTCCCAAAGTATGGTATGGATCCTCTGCTACTGTTGATGATAGTGACCTTATTCCCGAAAGGTGGGAGCGTATTTGATGCCCAAAATTTCCATCGCAATTCCTGCATACATTAAAGATGAATTTGATTTATCATATCTAAAAGAATCTTTTGATAGAATTGCTAAACAATCTTTTAGTGATTATGAGGTAGTTGTATCAGACAATTCTTCAAATGATTTGATTGAAAAACTTTGTAATCAATATCAAGATAAATTTTCTTTACTTTATAAGAAAAATCTTGAATATATTGGAATGTCTGCAAATTCAAATTTTGCAATGGATTTATGTACCGGAGAATACATTAAAATTTTACATTGTGATGATTATCTTTATGAAAACAATGCTTTAGAATTGATCGTTAAATCTCTTGATAGTAGTGATAAGCAGTGGTTAGTGAATGGATTTAATCACACTTATGACTCTATTAATTTTTTTGATCCAAGAGTTCCAGAATATCCAGATCATTTATTGGTAGGAAATAACTTGTTGGGGTGTCCAACTAACATAACCATTAAGAATGATGATCTAGAATACTTTGATAATAATGTTCAAACAAGTATGGATCATGAATGGTATCATCGCCTTCGTATGAAATTTGGAATGCCTATAATACTTCAAAATATTTTAACAACAAGTAGGCAGCATAATAATAATACTACATCAAAACTCAATTATGATGTTGTTGTTGAGGGTGATGGTTCCTCTTGGCAATTTATTCAAAGTGAGTTAGAATATTTGCAGAAAAAACATGCAGATTTTTTTGAAAGTTGGGAATATCCAAATGGTTGATTTATCTAACGCTACTTTTATTATCCCACTAAGAATAGAATCAGCAGATAGAATGAGGAATATTATTACTCTTCTCTGTTTTCTTTTTGTTAATTTTAATACTAATGTAATTGTAAAAGAGGTTGATAGCGAACCTGTATTTGCGGAAAATGTCCTACCCCAAATAAAAGAGTTTGTTGGTAGAGATATTAATCTCACGCATGTATTTGAAAAATCTGATGATTCTGTTTTCTATCGGATGCATATTTTAAATGAAATGCTTTCGATGTGTAAAACAGATGTTGTTATTAACTATGATTGCGATGTTCTCATGCCCGTGCAAACATATGTAAATGCATATCAATCAATTCTAGATGGGACAT